ACTGCACCAACATTAGCAGAACCCGAGACGTCAGATGAATAATGCACCAAGTCTCTTAACGAGAAAAGGGGGTCTAGCAGTTTGGCTGAACCTGAACCGATAGACCGTAGTGAGCTCCCTATTCCCGCACCTATTGAGGCTATACCTGAACCCGTTTCTTGTAACGCTGCACCTGTTCCCAGTGCTGATTGCGGACGGAGTAGAGTATTGAGAAGAAAAGCACCGACAAGACCAAGAGCAAGATAACTTGTAACCTTACCGATGATAACCATGATATAGAGTTAAGATGCTAGATCTTTAATGTTTCTAAATTCGAATTTAGAAAGCTTTAAGATCTACTATTCATCATCATAACTGTGGCATTTAAACTGAAAACTGGAAAAACACTCAACAAGGTTCTTGCTGGTGCAGGTATTGCCACTTTATTAACTGCTGGAATAGGCGCAGTTGCTCCGAGTATGGCTAATTCTATGGTGGGTAAAGCGGTTACAACGTTGGCAGCATTTGCGGTAGGTGGTCTTGAATCAGCAGCAGGTGCTATTGGAACCGTAATTTTAGAAGGTAGTGTAAACACATTCACAGGTGCTAATTCAATGGGTAATGTTCAGGAGAGTAGTCTATAATGGCAGTTCCACTTATGCGATCTTATACGACAACAGGAGCAGCACTTAACGTTTTCACACCATCAACAGATGATGTGACAGGTCTTACTATACAGCAATTAAACCGAAGTAATACAATCCTGGACTGCGTTAATAATCCCGACCCTCCAGGTGCCGCAGCATATCAAACAAACGTACTTGTAAACGGAATCCAGAGTGGAGTTTCCAACTTTAGTGTGGCATCCTCAGCAGCAAGTGCTGGGCGTGTGGTTTTTGGAGCAATTCCAGTCAGTGTTGGCGGTGCATCTGGCGGAAAACAATTATCATTTTCATCTGGTCAAGTTGCCACAGGTGGTGGTATTGCAGCATATTCATTTTTGATGAAATATGCAAATCTTTTCTAAGGTGGCTTAAGTGCCTCAAATAATTCAAGGTTACCGAGTTACGGTAAAACCAAATGATACAACAGCCGAATCCACTTATGTATCTGATGTAATAGCAGCAGGTGCAGGCGCAACCACAATTCATTATCCAACATTATATCGGAGTATAGCAATCTCACTAGCAATTAAAAATCAAGACGGCACTAACGCTTGTACCTTTTCAGTAAATGGTCAACCTGCTATTTCATTAAGTGCAGGTTCAGACCAAAACATAAACGGACAAAATGTTGTTAGTGTACAGGTAACGCCAGGTGCAGCAGGATCCACAGACCTACTAGCACAAGTTACACCCATGTATCTTACAACCGAACAGGTTAGATTTAATCTAGCGAGTGGTTAATCATGGGCTTTTCGGGCGGTGGTTCTAATATTCTTAAAGCCCATACACATAATGGTCTTATCGTTCAAGACGGTGGTGCTCTTGATTTTGATGATATTACTCAGTCTCAGTCTTCAGCAGGTATGGTTTTTTATTCTGACGGAACACATTTGCAGCAGTTAGCATATCCAGGTTCGCCAGCAGGTGAAACACTAACGGCTGCAGCGGCATCTACTGCGCCGTCGTGGGCTGCAGCTGGTGGTGCTTCAGTGACTTTGTTAGGTTCTCAGAGATTAACTTCTGATGCCTCTCAAATGCAGGTTACATTCGCAGCACAGACAGGCGAAACTACTGGTTCCATTTACGCTTGTTGGACTACTGTAAGTGATGCAGCCAGTCCTTATGCATATAGCAATATTACCATAAACAATGTTACCACTGCTAATTGGTACCGTACACAAAAACTTGAGATGACGGGAGGCGCAGGAACATTTAGTGAAACCATAGACGCATATATCGGTATTCCATCAGGTGCTAGGCTAGGTGGTGGTTGGATTCAATGTAATTGCAATACGTCACAATTATCAGGAAGTTATGATTCTACGATAGGATATAGTGGAACTGCATATGGGGAAAGCCCAGGCTTCAGATCAAAAATGTTTATTGGAAGTATTGACGCAGGAGGTGGTAGCACTCAGGATGAGTTTACATCTATTGAGATTACTGCTTCAACAGGTAACTGGAGAACAGGGTCACAACTTGCCGTATATGCGTATAAAATATGATAAAAAAAAAATGGATTAAATTTCAGCTTGTGCTGCTGAAATTTTTATGTGCTATCCTTTCTATCTTTGACAACGGTAAAAAGTAGATTGTCTTGTTGTTCAAGATCATATAACGAATCATGCGGTTCTATTTTTCGTTCATCTACTTTCACACCACAATGACAGTTACTACAACGTAAGGTAACTTCTCTAACTATCTTTAGTTCCTTACAATTACAAGTTGGGTTAAAACATGTTTTTGGAAATGTCAATGCGTTTCCTGGAACACCTTAAACAGAAAATGCTTACTGTTTCTTTAGACAGATAACATTTACATTGTTTGCATTTTTTACGGTAGTGTATTCTTACTTCATCGTATTGTTGTACTTCCTCAATAGTAGGTTGCATACCTACATAATTTTTTGAGGGTTCAAAGGTCATCCTACTTCCAGACCCAGGTCTTTTGCCTTTTCCATTATGACATAGCACATGGCTTCATTTGCGTTTTTGAATCCTTTATGCGATCTAATTTGTTCAAGTAAAGCCCAATACGAAATTGGCAAGCTCATTGTTTTAGCTGCTTTAATTCCGCCCACGTTTCGCCCTGATTCGATAGCGATCTTTGTTGGTGCGTTCATCCAGTCCATTTGTTCACCTCCACCAGAAGCCTGGTTCTTTCAAATGCAGGGGGGGTTAAGATCATGGGCGTACAGCATATAGGAAATTCATCTAAAACCCTGCTAGCTGGTCTCAAGTTACAGCGCCATCCCCAGCCACGCTTAAAAGCTAAACCCCTCATGCAATTTGTCTAAGTCGTACTAGAATAAAAGTACACACACTTTATGTTGCGAACCTACAGGTCAGCACCGAAAAAAAGACCTGTAGTAACCTACAGCCACCACTAGTTCCCCCACCACCGCAGTCCACAGCACTCTTATGACTATACCTAAGGATAAGAACACCCCATTAATGGGGTTTCTTGTTAGGTTTTACATACCTTTTATGACCTTTTGACCACCTTTTGAATGAATAAGAACACTTAGATCTATGGAATTTCTTTCAAATCATGTGGAAATCGAAGTTTTATCTGCATCACTTGTCCTGGTGGCGAGTGTATGTGGTGGTTTGTGTGCCGTGTTTATTGCTCGGTCTAAGTCAACTGTCAATAAACACTCTAGGCAACGCATCAAAGACTTTGAGAATGATATTAAATATTTAGCAGATAGTAAGAAAGAAGAAGCCTACGAGTATAGGAAAGAGATTATGAGGCTAAAAAATGTAGTAAGTAAAGCCAAAGAAGGCACTAGCATCTCAGATACAGACATGAAGAACTCTGGTCTAGGTGAAGTGATAATGCAGTTGATACCAAACAAATACAGAAAGGCTGCATCTTTCTTGGTTCCGCAGGTTGAAGAAGCAGTAAAAAAAGACCCTGCTATAGTTGAACGAATTTACGAAAAAATCAAATCCGCTAACACAACCAGTAATAAACAGACCCAACCTGGAAGTGAAGCTGAAGCAGTATCAACCTTGTGATATTTGTGCTGATACTATAACTGGAAAACCACATGGTATTGTTAGAACTGTAGACTTTCAATCAGGGTCAAATAAAATTGACCCTATCTATAATACAACTATGGACTGTCCCAAATGTCACGGTGAGAAATACATTTGGGTTTAGAAATTAAAGTCACTATCTGAGGACTTTTTACGCCTAGAATAGGCTTTTTTACCTTTTAGAGTTTTATCCCCCCGTCTCGTTGTACGTCTTCTTCTAGTTGTGGTTTTTCTTTTTGTGGTTTTACGTCTTTTAGTTTTTTGTTTAATTGGTTTTTTACCTTCACTTAATCTTTTATCATTAGCTTTTTGTTTTGCTGATCTTGGTTTTTTTCTCATGTTACGCTAACCCCTAATCCTCTATACCATGCTTTGGCTGCTGGACTTAGACTTGGAACTTGCGCAGTAGTACCAGATGACCAGGTAATAGTTGAAGATGTTGGACTGGCTTGGGCAAACTCCTGTTGTATACTTTCATTCGCTACTGCACCAACATTAGCAGAACCCGAGACGTCAGATGAATAATGCACCAAGTCTCTTAACGAGAAAAGGGGGTCTAGCAGTTTGGCTGAACCTGAACCGATAGACCGTAGTGAGCTCCCTATTCCCGCACCTATTGAGGCTATA